TATGCCCGATCTGGGATCATGGCGAATATAACGCCTGCGGAAGCTTGCATGGCCGAAGATACGGACATCCTTGCTAAAACCGGTTGGAAAAAACTGAAAGATGTAATCATTGGAGAAGAAGTTTTAACTTTTAATCCATCTACATGCCAATCAGAATATAAACCTGTTCTTAAAAAACAAGCTCATTATTACAATGGAAAGCTTTTACACTTCCATGGTAAGTATGTAGATCAGTTAGTTACACCAGACCATAAAATGTGGGCCGCCAAGAGGACTGTGCGTGTAGAAACAAATGGAAGAGGCTGGGATACAATGACCAGGGGTATCAGGAGAGAACGAAAGGATTGCTGGGATTTTGACTTCATGCGAGCAGACAAAGTTCATGAGCAATGGAATCATTATTTAAGTCGTGACATCCATTGGGTAGGTACGAAACCAGAGGCAATAACTCAGATAGGTAAGCATACTTTCCCGACTGAGTTTTGGCTTCGTTTCTTAGGGGCCTGGATGGGGGATGGTAGTGCTTATGAAGCCAAGCATGGTAATTATGTTGTGAAACTTGCTGTTGTTAGTAAAGTTCAAAAACGTCTTTATTACCGTTGGGTCTTGGAAAACATGGGAGTTAAATTCCAGGAATCTAAATGGGGTTTTTCTTTCAATTCCAAAGATCTTGTTACCTATCTACTTCCTTATAAAGGAGCACACAATAAACATATCCCGAATGAAGTAAAGCAGCTTGATTCTATTTCCTTGAGTTATGTCATTGAAGGAATGATGAACTCAGATGGGAACAAAGAAACATCGACTTATGTCAGCGTTTCAGAAAAACTTATTGATGACTTCCAGGAAATTTGTTTAAAGAGTGGTTATAACTGTACTAAGTGGACGCAGACTAAACCTATCTTTACAAGCGCTGAATGTACAATGTACAAAGCGCGGTATTCAACTGCAAACGTAACTCCGTCTAAGTTGACACCTGGAAAAAACTATTCTCAAGTAGATTACAGCGGAATGGTTTACGACATCACAGTGGATAATCACATTTTTTATTCACGACGAAACGGGCGTGCGTCTTGGACGGGCAACTGCTGGCAGGGACACTTAACTCTTGAAATCAGTAATTGTACTGGTTTGTTTAATCGTATTTATGCCAACGAAGGAATATGTCAACTCCTTTTCTTTCGTGGTAATCCCTGCGATGTAACCTACAATGATCGCAAGGGTAAGTATCAGAATCAACCTAATGAGGTTGTATTCAGCCAGGTTTAGAAACCTCTGAAGGTACCAGAGTATCCGCTGGGCTTACGTGCGTAGTTCGTACTTCCGGCGGTACCGACAGTGTCTCCAAGGCTTGGTAGCTGAACACCATCGATGACGGCTTCGCTTCTCGGAGTCTTACCACGGATAGTAGGTTCTGCAATCTGAGCACGTTGTCTGTAAGCTCCAGCAGTTTTAGCTGCTGCCATGTACTTCTTTACGCGATCCTGCTTGACTTCGTTGCGAGTGTCTGCGGCATCAGCAGAGTCACGTGCAGTGTTATCCAGACGCCTTATGTCGGTGTCATATGCGCGTTCTGGGTGTAGATCTGATGTGTCACCACCAGACGTACCAGAGTCTTGCCGTGGATCGTAAGTAGGATCTAGAAATCTTGCCATGATAATATTGTAATTGAAAGAATTTAAACTTAGATATCTCATGATGCATTCCGCTAGTGTTCCGGATGCGTTCCTGGATAGCTTTATCGGTACCAACGATGAAGTTAAGAAACGTTGCCTGAGCCCACTTGATTTCGGTGGGGAGCTGGACAACGAAATGAATGACGTACCCCTCCAAGACATGTATAATTCTGGTTTAGCTCTCACCCAAGAGGGACGAGAGCGCACAAACCTACAAATCGAGGGCGGTGAACGATGCGGACTAACCGGCTACATACCGAGTGCGGAACAAGGATTGATGATGGGCGCGGTACCGAAACCTCAGGGGATACTCATGGACTTGGGGGAGCCGGAGGAGGAAGAAATCGAGATGTCCAAGAAGCGCCGTGGTTTGCGCCGGTAGAAGGTGAGTGCAAGGATGGGTTCTGCCCCATGCCTCAACCAAAAGTTGACATGGTGAACCACCCGCCACACTATTCAAACCCAAATAAAAAACTTGAGACTATCGACAAGATAGAGGATGCAGTTCAGTTTGCACCTGATCCTGTTCTTGGTGGGCTCCAGTGGCAGGTATTGAAGTACTTAGACAGGCTTTGGTCGAAAGAGAATCCCAAGCAGGATGCTGAAAAAGCTCTCTGGTACCTCAAAAGATTAATCGCCAAACTTGACTAGAAAGGGGCCAGTTCTTTCCTTAAGTCGTCAATATCGTCGTCATCGTCATCTTCGTCGTCTTGATCGCTACACATGATTGCCAGCTCAGTTAGCTCCAACTGGGTTGGCACATCCCATTCCAACTCAACATTTTCATCTGCCAGGATGTCTTTGATGGCCGCCCATTCGATCATGCGACGGTGATACAGGTTTAGCAAGGCGGCATACAACTGATCCCAAGTGAGTTCCTGGGCCTCCAGCTCTGCTTTACGCATAGCAAACTGCATCTGCAGCGGCAGCTCTAACTCTTTCGGATGGACTGTTTCTTCCATTTCCATGCGGATCACCTGGAGATATTCTAGGACCAGTTATCGGCCATAGAAAGTAGCCTAACATCTTCCGGGTAATCAACAGAGTAGTCATCCAGGAGAAAAGCATTGGCAAAGGCTGCCAAAACGTAGGGATTTACTTGTTCCTCTAGTCGCCGTATCGCATTTATTTGTCTGCCCGTGGCAGCGTAATTGCGAAAAGCTCTCAATAAGATGTCACCAGAAATCTCAAGTGTGTTTTTTATTTCCTCCAGGAACAGTTGAGTTTCCTCCCGACGCCTGTCGATAAGGCCGCCAATGACACGCTGATCTTCCCCAAAGATCCAGGTGGAGAATACTGTGGCAACCCCTGGCCAGTTCTCGCATTCGATGTTGTCAATCAATTGACTGTAAAGGAAGGGCTCCCATCCAACTGAGTGAACAAAGGAGATCAAGGCTTCTGTCATGGCACCGTCAAGACCAAGGTTTAGACGCTTGAGATCTCCTTCGATTACCTCGATATCATGTAGCAGATACTCCATAGCCTTCTGCTTGGTACAACACTGCCCCTTCTTTACAATGGTACCGTCTGGATAGTATTGAGACCCATAGCCAAGCGTGTAAGGCTCTCCTCCTGTCAAAGGATCTGGATAAGCACGCTCACTGTACCCCTCATATTTCTTAATGATGTTAATTGCCCGCGCAAAACAAGACATGAGAAGTACCCTGGTTACTTCCCATAATAAACATATATTATGTAAAGGTGTTAACCCTTACCTTGCCCAATCTTTTTCTTTCTTCCGTGATTAGGTTTGGAGTTCATTCCCTGTCCTTGCCTGGTACCTTTGGGACGACCTTCTTTCTTCTGAGTGAGCGTCTTTACTTTATTCATTTAAGTCACCATTTTTCGCTATTTGTTTGATTAGTCACAACAGCGCAACACATTTCTACAAACTTTTTTTGATCATATTTATTTTTACACATGTTTACCATTACATGAACCCATTGGACATTGTCTTTTTTGTAACCCTTTGTACTATCAATCCTATCAAGACTAGCTGTAATTTTAGGATTATTCATAGTGATGTCCCAGCCAGTAAGCGCACATTTACCTTTAAAAAGTAAAGAAAAATCCTCAAGAGACAAATCCCATTCCAAAGACCTGCTGTTGGCTGAGTTTTGGAATTTTCTATATTGACTTTGTAACCTTCCAATTGGTTTATTTACAGCAAATAAACCAGCGCTTTGTGTGCATTTTTTACAGTGCCAATCACTAACGCTGCTTTGTTTTGCATGGTCTTTACGCGTATATGCTTGTTCTTTTTTGCATCCACTGCAGGTAGAGCACCATTTCCCTTCAGCGTTTTTATAGATGTTTATAGACTTATCTTTTATGCTACGGTAATCTTTTTTACAAGAACGACAGGATTTTCTTTCAACCATCAATAAAGCAGCACTTTTAGAAGAAAACCAACTTGCCTTACCACATTCACAAGTGGCTATCCATCTACCATCAATACAAGCAATATTTTTATTTTGTATAGGTAACATTTTAATGCTATACATTTACCATTTAGCATAGCACAAAATCACTACCATTTGGTGACCGAACTCCAAAAAGCTGCAGACATTTTGCCTTTAGCTATATTTTTAGCGTGACGAGCCTTAAAGCTTGCACGTTTCTGTTTCATACGTTCAGACTCACCTTCCTTGGGTTTACCAGCGGTTTCAGCTCCTTGTTCACCAAAGCGAATTAATTTCTCTTTCCCCTTGTCACACGCTTTTACTATGTGACTTTTGGTGGGATGCCCAGGAGTTTTCTGTGGCTTATTGCAAGCCATCTCACTCTTCTGGTAACGCTTGGCGGCAGTAGCAGCTTGCTTTCGTTTGTCTGCCATTAGAGACCCTTGAACATGGAAGTAAACTCACCCAGGATGGCGGAACCAGACTTGGATTTAGTTGTGGGCTCATCCTCATCTTCACCCATTGCAATTCTAAAGTAACTATTTGTTTTAGGCTCTGGTTTATCTGTTGTTTCTTCCGGTTCGTCCGCGTCGAAAAAACTTTCAATAGTACCAAGGGAGGCAAATGGATCCGTAAAATCAAGACCAGTTGTTTTTAATGATTCATCTTTGCCTGATTTAGTAAGAAGCACTTGCTCACTTCTATCCATATCAGGGAAAAAATCATTGTAGAACTCATCTTCTGTTCCCTTGAATCCAGCGGATTGAAATGTTTTATACAATTCGGTTTCACCTTTTATTCCTTCATCTTTGTAATCTTCGGGCCTTTCAATGTAAGTGACACCAAGAGCTTCTTGAGTAGGTTTCTGGCGTTTTTCGTTTAAGTATTTGATGTTCTCACGAATCTCCTGTGCTGAACCCGTGCGTAACGTCTCTTTCACATAGTCTTTTAATTCTTCAATACTACCTTTAAAGTTCTCGAGTCCATAACGCTTCAGCACTTCATCCCAAGTGCTTTTATCGTTTGGATCCAAGCCTCGCAACATCTCATCCGCAAACTCGTCTGGTGTTATAAATTGACCAAACACAGAACCGGACTTTAAAGCTTCTTCTTTAAGTGCAGGAAGAATCTGTGTGTAGATATAGTCACTAACTTTACCTGCATTCAAAATGTCATCTGCTGGATCGTAGCCTTTACCTTGACCCTTTACTTGAAAGTGCATGCGAGCAAACGCATCTTTATCTTCGATATTCACACCAAATCTATATGCCTGTGACTTCCAGTATTCATCACCGTTCTTGGCTGCTTCCCAATCAGCAGCAACGGTTGAAGCTTGATCTGCATAAGCACCTTCTCGGGCTTTGTCTCCTGTGGGACTGAAGTAAAAATTAGAATCAAAGTAACGTCCTGGAGTTGCTTTAACGTCATCTAGGTATTTCTGAGCCCTTACATCTGCAACCAATTTTGCTGCGTTCAATATATCTTGTGTTTGAAAAGGGTTTTGTTCTGATTGACGAACGTCAAGATACTCAACGAACTCATCCATAGATTTTGATTGATCAAAGCGTGGAGTCAAGTACTTATCCACAAACTCTTTAGCAAAACCAGCTTCTATCTTTACTTGCTCTTTGGCTTCTTCTGTTGTATAACCAAGCTCAAGATTTTCATCATACTTAGTTTTCAATGTTTCATCAAACCATTTTTGCCAGTTGTAAACAGTGTTATTTGTATTAACTCCCGTTACTTTTGTTAGTGATTTCTCCAGGGATTCTTGAGCTTTGCCACCTCCCATGAAGGACAGCACACCACCAACGCCACTATCTCCAAGGATAGAGTTGCTGAGTTCCTTGTTAATATCCGAAATTTCACTGAATGCACCAAAGCCTTTGAACATAGACATTTCTTGTTCTCGTGCTTTAGCTTTTTTCATTTCATCAATAGTCTGTTTAAGTACGTCTTGAGTTAGTGCACCAAAACGCTTTACATCGACCAGTGCTTTTTCCCCGACCGCTTCCCCTAGTGCATCTTCTAATTCAGTAATTCCATACCCAGCATTAGCGTTGTAATTTAAACGAATAATTTGATCCTCTGGTCGATCAGACAAACGAAATAACGCGGCAAACTCATCTGGTTTATTAATATCTAAGAATTTTTCTTGTGCTTGTTCTTTCCAATAGGAATCCCCACCTTTAGCCTTTTCCCATTCAGATGCAACAGCGGGTATGTTTAGAAGGCGATCAGTTTGAGTATCAGTATCTACACCTAGCTGAATAGTTCTTGCCGCTTGCAAATCAGCGTCAGTTGGTGGTGTTTCTAAGTATTCATTTGCCGCTGCGGTAGTCTCTGCTTTGTTCCCGCGAAGACCGGCAGGCTTGCCTTGGGTTGTATAGTGCTGGAGATAAAAACCACCCTCACCATATCGTTGAGTAATATCAATATCATCATTGGCAACAGCAGAAGCCCATTGCTGAGCAGCCGCTGGACTCTGAGTCTTGTAATAAGACGAATCAAATTCACCGTATGGGGGTTTAGCACCAAGCTTTGGATCCCACTGTTGTAATTTTTCAGTTGAGTAGAAAGCTTTGTAGTAATTCTCCAGGGTAGATTTTGTAGCCTGATCAAGACCTGAAATACTGCGTATTAACTCTCTTTGAGTAACATAGTCACCTCCTCTTGTGTTACTTGCTATTGCAACAGTTTTGTCATAAGCATTATTTTTTACTTGATTCGCTGTATTTAGTGCTGTTGTTTTTTTATTTGCTTGTGCATAAAGTTGATCAATTTTACGTAGCTTTTTAAGCTTAGGTGTTACCCACTTTGAGTATGTGTCATTAACAGTAACAGGCGTAAGTGCATTAACTCGAGTACGTGTATCAATAGACGCATATGGACTTAAAGCCCATCCGACTGCATTGGTTTGGCTTAAGATACTTTCCGGTGTTGAACTGCTGTTAATAACTACAGGATCATACCACTTTCGAGGAGTGTAACTGATATTTGCGATTACTTCTTTTCTTGTTCCAGGGTGATATTGAGTGTCTACATAAATAGTTTGTGTATTTTGGTCGGTTGGTAGCAAGGGGTTATCTGCTTTTTCGTATACAACATTCCATTTCTTAGAAGGAGGATCATATGAAATACCCATCTCAAACCACCAAACTTAAGTGTTCCACTTGATGTGTGAAAAGGTCTATTGCCTCTTGCAGCATCCAGTTCTTTATTCTATCCATCTTAGCTTGAGTAAAGAAGTCCTGCTCTTCAAACCAAACTTGGATCGGTGTTGACGCCTTGTTACTATTGCAACGTCTACAGGCTGGCAAAAGGTTGTGGCGATTGCTGGAACCACTTTTAAACCTTGGTACGATGTGGTCTAAACTCGTGGCAGTGTCGCCGCAATAACCGCATTTATGGTCCCAGGCTTTGTAGATGTCATCTCTAAATCGTTTCTTTGCTGATTTGGGAGTTAATTCAACGAGAAGGGCAAGGGGCTCATGCTCGCTCGCAAACATACTCTTGGCTGCCGTTGCTTTACTTTAAGATTCCCAAGCCAAGATCAAGGTTAAAACTTTTGTTAAAACACTTGACACCTGACCGCCGCCATGTAAGGTGTTGGGGTACACGCCACACAAATCCATGGGCGCCAAATCAGGTTGGGTCACTGCCAATAAGGCATGTGAGCTTCTCGAGCTCGACAAGAAAACACTATTCCAAATGCGTGATAACGGTATCCTGCGCTTGGGTTCTCACTATGCAGCATTCAACGACACGTTCTCGCGTGACTCCTATCGCTGGAATGTGGCAAAAGTACGTAAGACCTTGAGCAAACTGGCGAGGGTAACGGCTGCCGCTGTCTAACCAATGTTGTTTGGTAGGTACCAGGTGGTCATCCTTTGGTTGGTGGCTGCCTAGGTACTGGGCCCCACACCACTTGAGAAGGCCCCCCAGGCTAGTCCAACTGCTTCTAGCGTGGATAGCTCGCCAGAAGCGTAGGGGAGGTGTACAACGTCTCCTGGAGTGTACACGATGGGACTGCCACTAAAGGATACGGGACTGAAACCGAACTGGCTTCGCTTCAACTGCTCCTCCGATGTCACGTACCTAGTCTCAACAACGTCACCGAATTCAACTGTCATGTGAAGGAACCATCCTTATTCTGTAGGGAAAAGTTTGCCAGTCTGATGAAACTAGCTGGAATATTCAACAGCTTTTGTAGCATTGGTAACAATTGCGGCGATTGCAAATTCTTGGGTGGCATATCCATATACGATAAGCCCTTGATGGAATTCATGTAATCAGTATTCGATTTGATATTGGTAACTTCTTTTGTTAAGCGTTGTTCCCAACTCACTATTCCCTCTTCCATCTCCACGGGCAAATCAGAGGGTTCAGGCAGCAAGATTCCCTCCTGGAACCTAAGAGCGTATATGTGTTTGCAGTAACGCATTTCGTCAAGCAATGGGCTCCAGTAGTCAGTAAATGAGATGATCTGGTTGTCCTTAGCCTTGTAGTCGACAAAAGTGGCCGGTCCTTCTGACGCCCCCGGAGAACTTGTGTTCCTTAGGTAACGCCCACCAAAGTCACGGAAGAGACCAGGGTTATCTACTGATTCAAACGTGAGCGCAAGGTCTCTATTGTTGTTAAGTTCTGTGTCAACATTGTTATTCACATTGCCAAAGGAGTCGGTTAGTACCTCGTGCCGACCGAATTTCAAGGCGGCGGGCCTGGTGTAAGGAAATCTTTTCGTTGTCTGAGTAGCATTCCTTTTACTAAAGTCAGCGTAACTACGGCGAGTAAAATCTTGGCAAGTACATGCGTACCTACTGCCAAGTATCAGGAAGCGATTGAAAGCTGGTGGTCGTGTCGCTGGTGTTACAAAGTATCCATCAATCGTGGATTCAAAGGAACCATTCTTCTGTAGCTTCAAGATTCCATTGTCTTGATCGATGTCAATCAAAAGGGCTTGAACGTATCCATACCTGGTATCAGTAGCAGGATCCCTTGAGGCCGCAGTAATTGGAATACCCTCTGGTGTCAACACGCGATCTTCTACTACTTCTCCAATGAGTGGCTTAAGGGCTTGTCCACCACCAACACCAGGAATGTATAGAGGTGCGGGAAGTGGGTTGGCAGGAGACCAGGTCCCAGCAAGTGTTACGTACCAATAGTTGGCATCTTCTGTGTATGAGTCAACACTAGCTCTTGTACCCGTACTATCAAATACGTTATCAAACCGAAGCAGGGCACTTACGCGACACCCTGTCCAATGAATGCCAAATTCTCTGTTGGAAGTAGGGAAGCCTTGTAAGACGCCAATAATTACTGGGTCATTACCAGGGGGAAGTGATGCGCCTTCTGGTACTGGCAGGGTGTATCGAAATGGAAAGTTATATGATTTCTGTATGCCTACGGCAACTGCAATCTCATATCCCCGCCTCCAGCGTGCCCATGCAGACTCACGGTCCATGGCGACGATAGAGTTAGGTACTGAACCCCTGGAAAACTCAGTCGCAATCGGTTTGATGCTGCCAGGGCGATAGTCAACTCTATTGTTAAAGGTACCGAACTTACCTCCAACTTGAGCTACCATTTTTAGTAGAAACCACCTTGTGCATAGATGTGTGCACCAGGGGCATAACCAGAAGCTGTCGGTCCTTCCGCAAACACACCCACGTAAACACGGTCGCCCCGCTCCATGTAAATACCTTTATTACGCAAGGGAGCAGTCTCACCCAAGCCGTTGGTATTACCAGCACCAACCACTGGGGCGGCGAGGACTGGCATCACATCAGAACAATCCACCTGCTGGGTGTCAGCCGGAACTTGTTTGGTGAACAGGACTTTGTAATCGCCGCTGGCCGGAATAGGGGTGGTGGTACCACGTGTCTGATAGAAGATGAAGTTTACGGCTGGTTGTGCAGCATAGATTGTGCCTTCGAACCTGAAGCCGGATGCCACTCCAGTTGAGTAGGCAACAGCAGTATTAACACCGGTAAGAGTTCCGGAACCTGTATATGTATAGAACCCAACACCTGCATATGGAGCTCCACCGCCAGTAAGAATGCCCGTACTTACAATCTGAGCGATCTGTCCGCTGACAAAACTAATGGGAGTACCAGAGGTGCCAGAGCTTACTGTGTAGTCAACGCTACGGTAAGCATCGTTACGCACGATGGTAATTGAATCAATAACTCCACCACTATTATTATCTTCACTCAAGTTAGCGTCCATGTCCACCAGGATGGCTGGAGCCTGTCCACCTTGCACAAACAAAGTATTGGATGCACCAGCAATCTGAGTAGTGACTCGAACCGAATCAAATAGCGGCCGGTCAATCAGTAAGGGTTGTTTATTCGAGCTGGTTGACGACATTGTACTTTACGTTTATCTTTCGTTTATTATAGGAGGCTTTAACCACCCATGTACTGACTTAGGTTTCCGAAAGGAGTGTCAGGCATCCTGGCAGTATCTGTAAACAAAGCTTCTGGGTTTTCCTGAAGAGCAAGGAAACGTTGAAACAAGTCACCAGTTTCTTTAGGCTTAAATTTAAACTTAGCACCTGTTAGATAATCTACTTTCCCCTGTGGATTAAAAGTAATACCTTCTCCAAACTTTGCCCTATATACCTCACCGGGCGAGACATCTGAATCTAAATAGTCAGCGTATGTCATTGGAAGCCACCAAAGGGGTTTAATGCGTTCTTAAGAATATCGCCCACTATCTTTTCTTTGACTCCTTCTAGTAATGTATTAGCAACACTTTTCTTTTGCTCTACGGCTGCAGCGTTTGCTGCTCCTCCAAATATTGGAGCAAGTATCTCAGAAACAGACAGGTTGCTACGTGGTCTTTGGCCTCCTTGAGCAACAGGTGCTTGCCCTGGTTGATCTAGGAAACCAAGTTTTTCATAAATTGCACGAGCCGCTTCTTGACGCTGTTGTGTTTTAGGAATACCAGCGCGTTCAAAATCTGTTAAGAAACGACGGGCTGATTCCTCAGGAGAAACTGCTTCTTTTAAGTAAGCCGCAGCTTTTTTCTCTGGTCCCTCCAATTCATACAGAAGGAATTTAGCTTGGAGATTCGGATCACCTGGATCCATCTTTTGCTGCTTAGCAAAATTAACCAGGCCTGTTTGGCGTCCACCTGTCCATTGACCAAACCCATACCCACCTACTCCCATAGGCGCCCCAACTTTACCGCCCTCATTAACACGAGGATTAAAGCCAGACTCAAGTTGAAAGTTTCCAAGTACACCGGCAATTTGCGCTTTGGTGTAGCCAGCTCCTTTCAGCTTATTAGCAACAATAACAGCGTTGGGATTAAGTGACATGTCAGGTGTTGTTTCATTCTCCTACCCAATTTGACTCTGCCTTAAGACCGGGGACAAACACTGATTGTAGAGCTACGACTAGACTCAGTTTGGCAGTGAGGCGACGGACAAAATTACGGCAGAGAATCATTGGTTTTTAGCGGGAACACTGGTCTCCGTAGATCTCGTGATCTGTTACCCAGTAGGTGGGCTTACACACCGAAGTGCTGCCAAGTGATCTTAGTCTAACAAAAGTTTACTTTTATTTATAATAACCCAGTCTCTTTGCTTCATCCAAGGTACCTGCGTTGGTTGCTCCTGCGTTTAATATTCTTAATACCAAGGCTGCACGCCCAAGAGTTCCTCCCGCAAGCGCTGTTTGCGTTAAATGCTCGTTCAAGGGATCTTTGCTCGTTCCTTTGTCCGCAACTGCTAGACCGGGAATATTATCTACATATTGTTTTGCAAGTTTGTGCGCCCTGTTTAATCCTTTCCCAATTAAAGCAGATGCGCCAGGCAAGCCAAGGGCCAGTAGTTCATTTTCATTATTAAATGAAGGCTGTGCCTGCAGTGGATCTATAGATCGCTCCTGGAAAAACGCACCATATTTTCCTGCAAGGTCACCGGGGGGATTAAAGCTAGGACTAAATTTTCTTTCAGTTGGAAACATTGGGCGTTCCTCTAGGTTTAAAGATTTATTTTGCACTCTGTTGAAGAAGGCGCTTCTTCATTTCTTCAATCATCTCTGGAGTGATTCCATAAGCAGTGGGATCATAACCTATTTCAGAAGTCGCACGTGTACCAAGATCACCAATCTGGTACGGAGCTTCTCCTGGGGAAACAGGAATAGCTGATGGATTGGTAATTGTTTTTGCGATATCACCAGGGGACATCCCAGCTTGATAGCCAAATGTACTATCCATCAGTGGATTCCTGGAACCTATTGCACCACCTGGCCGACCCATTTCAGTTTTACCGTACCTATTTTGCCAGATCTGTTCACCTAGTTGGTCAGCCGTTGTAAAGTCTTTTGCTTTCTGAGCGGCACTCCATTGCTGCATCAACG